GAGATGCAGATCAAGATTTTTGGAATTATTACATTGGTCAAACACAACTTAATGAAGATCAATTAGATGAGAGTACTCCTTTATTAGAAAACTTTTCTTTTTCGCCATCTTCATTTATTTCTTCTACCTTAAAAGATCATGTTCCAAGCCTAGGCATTGTGCCAAAAAATTATTTTAATAGTTTTTCTTTAGATATAGACGTTAAGGGTTCGTGGAAAGACTATATACCACTATCATACTTTGGTCAATATATCACAGATGAATATGGCAATTCTAAATTTGGCCTAGACTTTATTCAGTTTAATTTAAACTATCCAGCCCCAGTAAAGTTTAAAGAAACAGAAGTTGTAGATCCAGATGGATGGAAATATTCTGAGTTAAGTTCTGAATATTCATACCCACAACAAAGAACTTATGAGTCTTTAGATAATTATCTATACACAGGATATGTTAATTATCAAGATTTGGCAGAAAAATCTGTAAAGACATATTCATATGATACAACTGGAGCAATATTAAAAAGTTATATTACTTTTGAATATCTTGAAACTGGGGCAAATGCTTCAAATGGATTTTTTGTTAAAACAGAAGATGTTCCTAAAAATGGTGTAATTACTCCAGGCAGTGACTGGATAAACACAAGATATGAAGTTGTGGATAATGTTTTAATCTATCCACCACGTGGAGCAGACTTTAATGATTTAGCAATTGTAGTTCATCTAGAGTTTGAGGTAGATGGAATTAGCCATAAACCAATTAGAGTTAAAAGTTTGCAATTAGCATCACAGGCATTTAACTACAATACTGTAAACAATATAGGTACAAGATTTGGCACTGAGGTTTATCCGTATGTCAATACTGGATACTATTATAATTATAAAGCAAAAAATCCAGTTAGCATTTATAAAGGATCATCTCCATATTTATATTTAACAAGACATTCTGGATTAGAAATACGTGGAGACCACGATCCACTAATCAATCGTGGAGTTGCTATTCCAGTAAATGCAAATAAGTCAGAAGACTATGAAGTAATGGCTATGCAGTCTTTGTTTAGATTTAACTCAGACTTTTTCCCATACGCCCCAACACAAATAATGCAAATTAATGCCAAGGGAAACACTATAAAGTTTTATATGGTCGCTAATCATCCAACTGGCAAACGGGCAAAGATCTATGCAATTGATGCAAACACTGGATCTTTATACAATGGAATATCATTTTATATTAATGGCAATATTGTTAAAGAGCCAGTTTTAAATGTCGGCGAATGGGCTATGATAGGAATTGGATTCCCAAGCGTATTAAACTTTAAATCATACGCTGGTTCTATTATGATTAATGGTCCAATTATTTTTGACAGTCTTTCTTATTATCAAACAACCAGCCTACAAGAAATACAAAGCGTTGCTAAGAGGCCATGGGCCAGGGTAAAGTTTGCCGTTGATGGATTGTACGATTGGGAATACTGGAATGATTATTATTTATGGCAGGGCGTCTTGGTCCAATCCTCAATTAGTTATTATGGAGTTAATCCTTCAGACCTATATAAAGCGTACACTGGAACTAACAAGATAATTATTGATGACGATAGGCCACTTAGTTTCAAGGACTACGAATATACCATGTTTAAAGATATAGAGTGGCAGTCCAAAGTCTCTAACGCAGTATAATATGGTATACTGGTGGTAATGAAAAACAATAAACCTGGACAACTTGGTAAGTCAAAGATAACTGTCATCGATAAACAGTATGACTGGGGCGTATATGTTTGGAAAAAATCAAATGGAAAGTGGTTTACAGATGGACAGGGTAACATTTTAAATATACCGTCTATGCGTGGGGACCTATCAAAATTAGCAGAACTTAGAAATGCTGCTTCACATTACGGTGAGCCAGATGGCGAAGCGGTATTCTTTGCGGGACTAAGTAGAATTTCTGACGAAGAGTATGCAGAGCAAAAGCAAAGAATGTCAGAAGGCTTAATCCCCAACCTAAACGATCTTGGTGCAGTTCATGCTGCACAGCAAACTATAAAGAAATACGGGGCTGATGACTAATGTCTGAAGAAAAAGAATATGTTTTAAGAGCAAGCATAGACAATGTCGTAGATCAATCTGATTCTTTTAAGGCTGTAGATCCATTTAGTAAATCTTGGACAGAATTAAAGTCATACTCTGGTTTGGATAATAACTTTAAACGACGCACATCTCGTCTTATAGACAAGGCAGACAATAATCCAACACAAGGATATTTAGATAGTGCAAGAGCAGAGCAGCATGGTTTAGGAGATGCTAAGTCAAAAGAGATTAACCCTGGTACAGTATATAGAAACGGCTATGGGCTTTTTGATGTCATCACACCACCATGGAACGTTTATGAACTTGCTAACTATTACGATACATCATTTGCAAATCACGCAGCGATTGATGCAAAGGTAGAGAACATTGTTGGACTTGGCTATGACTTTGAGGTTTCCTCAAGCACCATGTTAAGACTTGAATCAAATAAAGACAGAGATCAAGTTGCAAGAGCAAGAAATAGAATTGAACGTGCCAAGATTGAAATGCATGAATGGCTTGAGTCATTAAATGATGATGATTCATTTACTACAACAATGATGAAGGTTTATACAGATGTTCAGGCAGTAGGCAATGGATACCTAGAGGTTGGTCGTACAACACGTGGAGAAATTGGTTACATAGGGCATATTCCAGCAACTACAATGCGTGTACGCAGATTACGTGATGGCTATGTTCAAATTATAGGAAGCAAGGTTGTTTATTTTAGGAACTTTGGTGCGAAGAATGCTAATCCAGTAACTTCAGATCCAAGGCCTAATGAAATCATACACTTTAAACAGTACTCGCCTTTAAATACTTTTTATGGTGTACCAGATATAATGTCGGCAATAAACTCGCTCCATGGAGACCAGTTAGCGTCACAATATAACATCGACTACTTTAGCAATAAGGCTGTCCCTCGTTATGTTGTGACACTAAAGGGTGCTCGTCTTTCAGCAGATGCCGAAGATAAGATGTTTAGATTTTTACAGACAAGCCTTAAGGGTCAATCCCACAGAACTCTATACATTCCTCTTCCAGGAGATACAGACAGCAATAAAGTTGAATTTAAAATGGAGCCTATCGAAGACGGCGTTCAAGAAGGTTCATTTAAAGAATATAGAAAACAAAATCGTGATGATATTTTAATTGCACATCAGGTTCCTCTTTCAAAGTTAGGCGGAGGAGACTCTGGATCTATTGCTGCAGCACTTGCACAGGACCGTACATTTAAAGAGCAAGTTTCTCGCCCAGCACAAAGAGAACTTGAAAAAATAATCAATAAGATAGTTAAAGAAAAGACGGACGTACTAGTGCTTAAATTCAAGGAACTAACCTTGACTGATGAAATCGCACAATCTCAAATTCTGGAAAGATATGTCAAGACTCAGGTCATGCTTCCAAACGAAGCAAGATCAGTGCTTGGTCTTCCTCAACGGGAAGGAGGAGATGAGCCATTTAATCCTAAGCCTGAGCAAGCAGCAAATGATAATGCTGATAGGGCAAGGGATTCAGAGAGGGTAAATAATCAATCTGATGGGGCTGCCACAATTAGTGGTAGAAACCCAAAGGGTGAAGGTAGATCTTCTCAATAGTTTTCCACATAGTTATTCACAGTTTATTAACATTTGTGTAAAAAAGGCTCTATAATATATTCTAGTATGACTATATCTAAAGCCCATTGGGACACCACTGGCGACTCAGTAAGACTTTCCCTTCCATTTGCGAAGGTTGACAAGGAGAGACGTATTGTCTCTGGTTTTGCATCCCTTGATAACATTGATAAACAAGGCGATATAGTTACAGCCGAAGCATCAATGAAAGCATTTTCAAAGTTTCGTGGAAACATTCGTGAAATGCATCAGCCACTTGCTGTTGGCAAAATGGTAAACTTTAAAGAAGATAGATATTTTGATCCAGAATCTAAAAAGTTTTATTCTGGTGTTTTTGTGTCTGCATATGTTTCAAAAGGTGCACAAGATACATGGGAAAAAGTTTTGGACGGTACATTGACAGGGTTTTCAATTGGTGGCCGTATGAATAAGTGGGATGACGGTTATGATGAGAAGTCAGATTCCACAATTAGAATTATTAAAGATTATGACCTAGTAGAGTTATCTCTAGTAGACTCTCCAGCAAATCAATTTGCAAACATTATGCATGTTGAAAAAGTTGATGGTGTTGAAATTGTTAAGGGTCAAGATGTTACATTGGAAAATGTTTTTTATGATGAGGAATCTG